GACTCTTCAGCCTCCTCATCTAAATCACTCTCCAACGAATTGGAGGAGCTCTTAACGAACTCAATTAATAGCGAAATAGACTATCGGGCAGGTAAGAGAAAGAAGTACCATCAATAGATACGAATTTATCTACTTTAGTAACTAACTATTCTAATTGGCAGATTTCTAATGGAATACTGCTCTTAAGTGTTTTTAATTTTGTTTTTCTGGTGGATTTCTAATGGAATACCACTCTTAAGTGTTTTTATTTCTTTCAATTTTCTTATGTTTTTTCCGAATAAGAGGTTTTGTCCAGATTTCTACTGGTGCGTCAACGTGTTTGAAACATTGTCATCCGAGGTTTATCTGTCTACCATGACAGCTTCGACCATTGACTCCATGAGTTTCAAACACATGAGCTGCGACTACTCTCTACTCTACATCGCCTTTAAAGACGTTGCCACTTCACTTTATGAAATATCCTTGGTAGGAAGGTAACTCGAAGTTGATCCTTGTGAAGTCCTAGCGTCTTCTAGATGTGTCATCATAGAAAGTTTACCACTACGTCGGTAGCCCGTTCGATGTCATCACATCGACTAAGGTCCCAGATTAAGTTCTGGTCTACTCTTCGTTTACGCACGGTGTAGCGATTCCTCTTACGTGGGATTTGACGTTGTGCCGGCCGCACAAAGTTTTGATAAGGCCGGAGACGGTTTTTCGTTTCTTACGAGGTTTTTGGAGCTCTTCCCTTTTGAGGTGCCCAATTCACGTAGCTCGAGGAGCCGAATTGTCCGTGTACTCTCGCTAACAGCTCTGAATCATGCCAAGAGGCTTTGTTTGGGTCTATCATACCCACAGATCTGGAATTCACCCATATTGAACCATCATCGTTTGAACCCATTTGCGGTGGCTCAAAAGTTCTCTTCCACGTGTGTCTTTTCCATTGTTTCTTGGACATATTACTCCATGCACAAAGCACGTCGTATGCTGCAAACAATGGCCCTGGTGAGGGATCCAAAGCATCGTTGTTCAAAAGTGCCGCACTAACACACTTGACCAAACCTATTTCTTCAATTCTATCCAAAGTACCTCTTATACTTTCACGGAATTCTAAGAAATCGGCCCAGGTCGCGTGATGCTTGCTCAACACCTTTTGCAACACTCTACTCAGGCTTGGACATAGACAACCATCATGTAAGATGTATCCCAAGAAGTCGGAAGACATGTCAAATTCGTATGTGAACCTCAGATTGCTGAATTCTTTAATCTGAAGGTCTCTCAAATAGTTGACTCTTTGTCTTGCCTGGACTTTGGCGCTATCGTCACCCTTGTAAACCAATAAGGCTGGTCCGAAACCGTCAACACAATACGCAATGACAACTTTGTTTATTATTCCGTTTCCTAACAAAGTGTCTGGCATGCCAGATGCTCTAGTGTACCCATTTCTGCTACTTATACCAGTGC